ATCAGAGAATGGATTCCCTGATGTAGAATCTGCTGCTGAAGAAGTTTTGTTGATTACAATTCAGGACTATTCTTCTAAACAAATTCGCACCTGGGGTATGGGTCCTTTTGATAATCAGCAGAAGAATGTGATTTATCGTTCTTTTGATAATGAACACGATCTTCTAATGGATTTTATTAATTGGTGGATGGTTGAAGAGAATACTCCAGAAGTTGTGACTGGTTGGAATATTGAACTATATGATATTCCATATTTGGTTCGCCGTTTAGATCGTATTCTTGGTGAAAAGTTGATGAAACGTTTTTCACCTTGGGGACTTGTGACTGAAGATGAAGTTTATGTTGCTGGTCGTAAACACATTTCTTATGATATCGGAGGTATTAGTCAACTCGATTATCTAAATCTTTATAAGAAGTTTACTTATAAGGCACAGGAATCTTATCGCCTTGATTATATTGCAAGTGTGGAACTTGGGCAGAAGAAACTTGACCACTCCGAGTTTGATACTTTCAAGGACTTTTATACTAAAGGATGGCAAAAGTTTGTAGAGTACAATATCATTGACGTGGAACTTGTTGACCGTATGGAAGACAAGATGAAACTGATTGAACTTGCCGTTACGATGGCATATGATGCTAAGGCAAACTATACTGATGTATTTTCACAAGTTCGAATGTGGGATACAATCATCTATAACTATCTGAAAAAGAGAAACATTGTAATTCCTCCAAAAGAGCGTTCGGACAAAGACTCCAAGTATGCTGGTGCTTATGTTAAAGAACCGATTCCTGGAAAGTATGATTGGGTGGTAAGTTTTGATTTGAATAGCCTTTATCCACATTTAATTATGCAATTTAATGTAAGTCCAGAAACTCTCTTAGAAGAACGTCATCCAACAGTGACTGTAGATAAAATCTTGAATCGAGAACTTACATTTGAAATGTATAAGGATTATGCAGTTTGTGCAAATGGTGCAATGTATCGTAAAGATGTGCGTGGTTTTCTTCCAGAGCTGATGGAAAAAATCTATAAAGATCGCACTATCTACAAAAAGAAGATGCTTACTGCTAAACAGGAGTATGAAAAGAAAAAGACAAAAGAGTTGGAAAAGGAGATTGCAAGATGCAACAACATTCAAATGGCGAGGAAGATTCAACTTAACTCTGCTTATGGTGCTATTGGTAATCAGTATTTCCGTTATTATAAGTTAGCAAACGCAGAGGCAATCACTTTGTCTGGTCAAGTTGCGATTCGCTGGATTGAAAATAAGATGAATGCCTATCTCAATAAACTTTTGAAAACTGATGAGATTGATTATGTTATTGCTTCTGATACTGATTCTATTTACCTTAATATGGCTCCTTTGGTTGAAAGTGTATACGGGGGAAGAGAGAAAACTACTCAAAGCATTGTTTCGTTCCTTGATAAGGTCTGTCAGGTGGAATTTGAAAAGTATATTGAAGGTTGCTACCAAGAACTGGCCGAGTATGTGAATGCTTATGATCAGAAAATGCAGATGAAGCGTGAAAACATTGCTGAGCGTGGAATCTGGACTGCTAAGAAGAGATACATTCTGAATGTCTGGGACAGCGAAGGTGTACGTTATGAAGAACCTAAACTCAAAATGATGGGTATTGAGGCAGTTAAGTCTTCAACACCAGCACCTTGTCGCAAAATGATTAAGGATGGACTCAAACTAATGATGAGTGGAACTGAGGAAGATGTCATCAACTTTATTGATAAGTGTCGTGAGGACTTTAAAAAACTTCCCCCAGAAGAGATCGCTTTTCCAAGAACTGCTTCCGATGTTCGTAAATATCATTCACCTTCAACAATCTATGCACAAAAAACTCCGATTCATATTCGTGGAGCACTTCTTTTCAATCACTACATAAAAGAGAAAAAACTTACTAATAAGTATTCTCTTATTGCTAATGGTGAGAAGATTAAGTTTGTGTATTTGAAAAAACCTAATATCATTCAGGAGAACATTATCTCCTTTATTCAAGACTTCCCCAAAGAACTTGGTCTTGACAAATACATCGACTATGAACTACAATTTGAAAAGAGTTTTGTAGAACCGCTTAAATCCATCCTTGATTCTATTGGATGGAATGTGGAAAAAACCGTAAACCTTGAACTATTTTTTACCTAATGGATTTGCCTATTAATGATCAAGAATTGAATATTATTGTAAGTGCTATGTCTCTTGGTGGAGATACTGTACTTTATCATAAACTGAAACTAGTCAAAGAACTTAGAGAACAGGGTTTACCTTATAAAAAAATACTTCGTGAAGAATATGGGATGGTAGCTTAATGGACTTTTTAAAGGAAATTGTAAAAGAAGTAGGTGGTGAGTATACAAAACTTGCCTCCGACATTGATGATACTGAGACTTATGTTGATACGGGTTCATACATTTTTAATGCACTGGTTTCAGGTAGCATTTTTGGTGGTGTATCTGGCAATAAGATTACTGCTATTGCTGGAGAGTCTTCTACTGGAAAGACTTTTTTCTCTCTCGCAGTGGTTAAGAACTTTCTTGATACTTATCCCGATGGTTACTGTCTCTACTTTGACACTGAGGCTGCTATCACTAAATCTCTTTTAGAAAGTCGTGGAGTTGATACAACTAGAACTGTTGTTGTAAATGTTGTTACTGTAGAAGAGTTTCGTAGTAAAGCACTTAAAGCGGTAGATATATACTTAAAAAAACCCATAGAAGAACGCAAACCTTGTATGTTTGTATTAGACTCTTTGGGTATGCTTTCAACCGAGAAAGAGATTACTGATGCATTGAATGATAAGCAAGTTCGTGATATGACTAAATCTCAATTGGTCAAAGGTACATTCAGAATGATTACTCTGAAACTTGGCAAAGCTAAAATTCCAATGTTAGTTACTAATCATACTTATGACGTCATCGGCGCTTACGTTCCTACTAAAGAAATGGGTGGTGGTAGTGGTCTTAAGTATGCTGCTTCTACTATCATATATCTTAGTAAGAAAAAGGAGAAAGATGGAACAGAAGTTATCGGAAACATTATCAAAGCAAAGACTGCTAAGTCGCGTTTGAGTAAAGAAAATCAAGAAGTTGAAATTCGTTTGTTCTATGATGAGCGAGGTCTTGATCGTTACTATGGTCTTTTAGAACTTGGTGAGACTGCTGGGCTCTGGAAGAATGTTGCAGGGCGTTATGAGATTGATGGTAAGAAAATTTATGGAAAGGAAATATTGAAAAATCCAGATCAATATTTCACAGAAGAAGTAATGCAGCAACTTGATGCTGCCGCGAAACAACAATTCTCTTATGGAACGAATTGAGACAACTATTCTTAGAAATTTAGTATTCAATGAAGATTACTCACGAAAAGTTATTCCTTTTATACAACCAGATTATTTTGATCAAAAGCCCGAGAAAGTTATTTTTGAAGAAATTGTTCAATTCATTGTTAAGTATGGTTCGGCAATCACAATCGAAGCACTCAGTATTGAGGTAGAAAAACGCACTGATCTTAATGAAACGGAAGTCAAAGAAATAAGACAAATTAATTCTACATTGAATGACACTCCCGCAGAAAAGCAGTGGTTGCTAGATACTACTGAAAAGTGGTGTCGTGATCGTGCGATTTATCTTGCACTTATGGAATCAATTCATATTGCCGATGGTAATGATGGAAAGAAAAATCGTGATGCAATTCCTTCTATTCTTTCTGATGCTCTAGCAGTATCGTTTGATAATAATATTGGTCACGATTATCTTCAGAACTATGAGGAGCGTTATGAATTTTACCATCGTAAAGAAGATAAGATTGAATTTGATCTGGAATATTTCAACAAAATCACAAAAGGTGGTCTTCCTAATAAGACTCTTAACATTGCCTTAGCTGGAACTGGAGTTGGCAAAAGTCTCTTTATGTGCCATGTTGCTAGTTCCGCACTGCTACAGAGTAGGAACGTGCTCTATATCACTCTTGAGATGGCGGAGGAGCGAATTGCTGAAAGAATTGATGCAAATTTGTTGAATGTTCCTATTCAGCAATTGGTTGACCTTCCACGTCAAATGTTTGAAAATAAAGTAACAAGTCTTTCCAAAAAGACTCAAGGAACTCTTATCATTAAAGAGTATCCAACTGCTTCTGCACATTCGGGGCATTTTAAGGCACTTCTTAATGAACTTGCTCTTAAAAAGTCATTTAGACCTGATATTATTTTTATTGACTACCTTAATATTTGTGCTTCCTCTAGGCACAAGGCAAATAGTTCTGTCAATTCTTATTCATATATCAAATCAATTGCTGAGGAACTTCGTGGTCTTGCAGTTGAGTTTAATGTTCCTATTGTTAGTGCGACGCAAACTACCAGAGGCGGTTTTGGATCATCTGATCCAGAATTAACTGATACTTCAGAATCTTTTGGTTTGCCTGCTACTGCTGATTTAATGTTTGCTCTGATTAGCACTGAAGAGTTGGAAGGGTTGGGGCAGATTCTTGTAAAACAATTGAAGAATCGATACAATGACCCAACAATCTTCAAGCGTTTTGTTATCGGTATTGATCGTGCCAAGATGCGTCTTTATGATTGTGAACAAACGGCACAAAAAGATATACTTGACTCTGGAAACAAAGACGAGTATAATGAAAATGAAGACAAGAAACTAAAAAAGTCATTTGAAGGATTTAAATTTTGATGGAAACTAAACACGTTAATTTTAATAAGTATACCGAGTTTGTCGATGCCGTAACCTCTGATGCATCGAAAGATTTTTTGGCACTTTCTGATCGCTTGGTTCAACTGGATCAAAAAGGTGCTAATATTGAACGTCTTCTCACTTCAGGCGTTGGTATTAATGCCGAAGGTGGTGAATTTCTTGAAATCATTAAAAAAATGATTTTTCAAGGAAAACCATATAATGAGGATAACCGTGAGCACCTAATTATTGAACTAGGTGATATCATGTGGTATGTTGCACAGGCTTGTGTGGCACTGGATACTACTCTTGATGATGTAGTCGCCCGTAATGTTCAAAAACTTATGAAGCGTTATCCTGAAGGTGCTTTTGATGTTTATTTCTCCGAAAACCGTGCTGCAGATGATAGATGACTAAACAAAACCAAGTAACAGTTAAAATGGACGTTCGTTGTGCTGTGGCAGTTCGTCAACTTCTTTTTGAAGCACAGCGGGGATATACTTATGATGAGGTAAGTGTTCCTTCCCGCATTTACGATATTCGTTCTGTAGTTCAAAATCTTGATGATGCTATCCGTTCTGTGGTAGAATCTGATTGACCCCTCGGGGTTTATTGGGGAATTAGTTAAACGGTATAACGGGTGCTTTGCAAGCACTTATTAGGAGTTCGATTCTTCTATTCTCCATTTGCCCGTGTACTCCAACGGTAGAGAGGGTGGACTTAGAATCCATACAGTGGAAGTTCAAATCTTCTCACGGGCATAAATATTTCAAAAAATGGCAGCATCTACTGGAGCTAAAAACTGGGAAAAAAACTGGAAAGGATCTAATCATTCGAGTACAGTAAAAAAATCTGGTTCATATTATGAGACTAAAGATTCCAATAGAAGTGCTGGTCAACTTGTCGCAAATACTGCAGTTACTTATATTGATATACTTTCAGAGTCTCACTTAAAAGTTGCGATTCAATTTTCAGGAAATGATAAAGTTTACTATACAAATGTAGATAATCTAAAGAAACCAAAAAGTTTAAATTTGGTTGGATTAAAACCCCAAGCATTTGGTCTTGCTGGAATAGAATATACTTTAACATCATACATTACTCATCTTAAAAACTCAATCAATAGTAGAACTGATATTGTTGGGGAACTTAGAGAATATCTATTAGAACTTGTTTCATATTCAGAAAGTGGTCAGGGATCATTTACATCTTATGATACTGCTAATTTACCTATGAATGAAATACGAAATGATTTTGGTGAGATTATAGGTCCTATTCACTGTATTAAAGGAGGTCTTTCTAAGTTTAGACTGGGTGTTGGTGCAACAACGAAGATCTTTATACCAACTCGTTCAAATGAACCATTATTGGATTATTATCTAATTAATCTTGATGGTAAAAAAATAAAAATATCAGCAAAATCAAAGGGAACTTCTAATACTTTGAAGGTTAGTGATTTAGTTCCTCCAGTATTAAATAATCCAAATCTTTTTTCCAAATATAATGATGATTTGGAATTTAATATTATGAAAACCATTCACGAAAATACAATGATTATGGGACCTATTGAAGCTTGTGTTATGTTAGGTATTATTAGTCCTGAAGCAGCAAATTCCGTTAGAACTACTTCATCAACAATACCCAGACCAGAACTGTTTGGAAATCTAATATCCAAAGATACAC